GCCAACATATCGGAGAAAGTACCACCAATGAGATTCATCAGGACAAAGTATCTTATGAATCTCATCCAAACGATCGGAATTGATCATACGTTCAATGATCAATTGTTGTTCAATCGAACAACCATACAACTCAGAAAAAAGGATCCGAGTACCAATGGTGGGAGCAAACTCAGGTATGTTAAGAATATCATGAGGAATATCATGATAGCCGTCAAAAACCCATCGTGGGGCAAATCCTTCTGTCTTAGACAGCGCACGTCGAGCTAAGACACCAACAATAGGACATTGTGGTGTCTCGGAAATCACAGACAGTGATTTAGCACGTAAAAGCTCATTCATAATGCGGTTGCCAGCACTAATGAATGAATGTGTCCAGCCAAAGCCAGACAGAAATCGACGTGGTTCGCGAATCAATTGGCCGTCCTCAGCGAAAACAAGACGACAAAACGAAGCACGACAAGGATCATCAACTTTTTCAATGCTGATAGTGAACCCCAACATCTTATAATCCTCAGCTGAGAGATTTAAGCCTACGGGTACTGATAGCAACCCATCGTCACCTTCAATAAGGCAATCAACCAACTCGGCATCACAACCCTTCATCTTAACAAGGAAGAGGAACAACATCAAATTGGTGAATCCATTGCCCAACGAAGTACACATATCACCGGACATACGTCTGCCTTTAACCTTGGCACGAATTCCATTGCGCAGATACATCTTGTTTGTCCCCTTAAGAGTGTCCACAAGGACTTTTGACTCAGTTGAGTCGTGAAGACAATGGCGATAAAGCGTGCCTTCACATATCTCAATAAGCTTCGGAACAAAATGACATTCAAACGCTTTGAAATCAGTGACATAGTAATGACGATTGGGTTTCTTCAAACGCTTAACCTTTTCTTGCTTACGATCAGGAGTGTCGCCCTTAACAAAGTAGGGCAGAGAATAGACTATATGCTCGATGCTTTTAAATAAAGGACCACTGAAAACCTTGAACGCATCACATCGAGAATTGATCATACGCA